CTCGTATCCGACCGCGGGTGAGTCGGCGACGGCATCGAACTTCGGCCTAACGGAGATTTACCATCTCACGTTGACGCCGGATCAAGGTGACTCCGCAACAGAGTTCTGGGGAGTTTCTTGGGACAAGTCGGCAGACAAGATCAAAGTGTACGGTGGTTCTGGTGGGACCACCACGGCGCTCGATGAGGTCGCGAACACGGATGATCTCTCGGCGTTCGTTGTGTACGTTCGAGCAGCAGGGCCTTCGGCGGCTGTCTAAAGTCACTTACGATAGGGCTAATTAGCAGCTAGGGCCTCGGCACGCACGGGGCCGGCTGTACAGTCCTGAAAATCGAACGGGCTTCCCAGCCCGCTGGGAGAAACACATGAGCATTACGGTTTACCCGAGCAAGACACTTGGTCACGCAATGACACACAGGGGTGGCGAGGTGTCTTGCCGGGGATGCCGTCAATGGTTCAGCACTGAACTCGGTGTGTGTCCGGAGTGCGGGTGGGAACGAGCACAGTTCAACAAGTGGCTGCGCACTTCTCAACTCAACAACCAGTTGACAGGCCAGGTGACTAAGAATCACGAAAACACTAGTTTCATCAAGAAAGCCAAGTCGGAACGGCAGCCTCGATGATTGGAAGAAACCTCTCCTAGAGAACCCTGACCTGTTCATCTCTCACTATTTCAGTGACAGGATCGGGGATGGTTTCGAGGACTTTCATTTGAGGCTTCTTGACGCGGCGGTAAATCAGTCGCGCAGCCTCACGCTATACCCGGCAGGTCATGGCAAGACAACGTTAATCAGTGAGTTGTTGCCGATCTGGGGGATGTGTGCTGACCCGGACATCAGGGTCGCCGTGATCGCCAAGAACGATGATGAGGCGGCTGGGATCATGCGAAGCATCCAGCATGAACTCGTCAGCAACAAACAGCTCATCGAGGACTTCGGGCCGTTCCTCGTTAAGGACCACCCTTGGGTCTGGAGCATTGGTCGCCTGAGCATCGCCAACAGGACTCGGGGCGGGAAGAGCGACACGCTCGCCATCTTCGGGGCTGGCGCAAAGACGATCCTGGGTTACCGCACGGACTGGAGCATCTGCGATGACGTTGTTACTGCTGAGAACAGCGCGACGTTTGAGCAACGCAACAAGCTCAGGTCTTGGTTCAACAAGAGTGTTGCGACTGGCCCTGAGCATCATCACTCAAGAATCACTGTTGTCGGGACTCGCTTCGAGCCGGACGACCTGTACCAAGACATCATGGATCTCCGTAACCCGGAGACAGACCTGCCTATTTACAAGATCAACCATGAGGATGCCGTTGTGGATGAGGAACGTAAGATCACTTTGTGGCCGAAGCAGTGGCCTTGGGGCCGTCTCATGGAGAAGAAGGCCGAACTCGGCGTACTCGATTTCAATAAGCGGTATAGGAATATCGCGGTCGATGAGTCTCGACAGATTTTCAAGGAGGAGTACATCAAGGGTGGGTATATCGGGGAGGAAAAGTATCCGGGGTGTTTGGACAGGGAGGCTGCGGTTGGGATTTATGATCCTTCTTGGGTGCGGTTCACTGGTTTTGACCCTGCGATTGGTACGAAGAAGGCGAAGTATTGTGCGCTCATCACTATTGCGAAGGGGTCATGTCGTGAGCATGACGAGTGTTACTGGATCATCGACCTCAAGCGGGACCAATGGACATCTCCCCAGCAGAGGGACTTGATCTTCGCCGAGTTGGAGGCGTACGAGCCGTTGATTACGAAGATCGAGACGAACGGGTATCAGGCGGGGTTGGAACAGATCGTGAATGAACGGATCACGGAGCTGAATAAGGCGTGGATCGTTGAGCCTCATTTCACGAATGCACGGAATAAGCCTGACCCGGAGTTAGGCGTTGCGGCGATGAAGGCGTGGTTCATGAATGGCAAGATCCATATCCCGATGGCAGATCATGCGTCGCGGCAGAAGATGGATATTTTTGTGGAGGAACTCATCAATTACCCTGGTAAGACGACTGATACGGTCATGGCGTTGTGGTTTGCGTGGCGGGCCGCGATGAAACATGACCAGTTGAATGGCGATAGTTTTAATCGGTTGAGTAAAAAGCGAAGTCCGTATGGGCGTAGTGGTTTTGGGCGGACAGTTAGGAATCCTTACTTCAGCTTGTCCGGTCAGGCGAGCAATAATGGTGGTGGTGTCGAATGAGCGTTGACTATGAGGAGGCGAAGAACCTCCAGCAGAAGCTGTCTGAGGATGATTCGTTTTCTGGGCGTCTAGAGGACTTCCGGCGTCTCCGCCAGTTGTGGCAGGGGAAGTATTGGGAGTTGGGTGAGTCTGACACGAATAGCGTGTCGAGCGTTTTCCGTGACATGGTCTCTGAGAACAACGTGTCGCCCGAGTTGAAACTCGTGAACAACTTGCTGCAACAGGTGTGCGTGAAGTACCAGACGTTCCTGAGTTCGGTCCCGATGATTCGCGTGTTCAGTGATATTGAGCCGGAGGGGAATACGCAGAAGGCTCGGAATGACGCGAACTTGAAGGAACGATATTTGTATGGCTTGTGGGGGCAACGACCCCAGTCGATGAATAAGATCCTTAATACGGCGGCGTGGTATCTCCCGTTGTTCGGTGATTGCTTCATTGGCATCTTCCCGAACCCGGAGACGAACACGCCGATGCCTTTCATTCGTTCACCTGAGAACGCGTACCCGGTGCCGAACTATTCCGATGGGACTCTCGAGAAGGTCGTGTTCCGTTGGGACATCACTGAGGAGGTGGCTCGAGCGTCGTTCGGTAGCGAGATCGTCGATAAGGGGTCTGGTGGTGGGCAGCGTTCAAGGTTTCATGTTGGGCGCACGAAGGATCAGGGTACGTTCGAGGTTCTCGAGTACAGCGATAAGACGCAGTTCAAACGTTGGGTCAATGGCGTTGAGGTGAATGGCGTTGTTCACAATTATGGTTTCAACTTGTTCGATCAGATCGGTTTCATCCAGGTGCCTGATTCCCCGTGGAATCATGGGGCGGTTGAGCAGCTCGTCGGGATGGTCGAGATGGGCAATGCCCTCCTGTCCCTGAGTTTCCAGGCGGTCTTGGAGAACGTGTTCCCAACGATGTTCTTGATTAACCCGATGAAGATGCCGGAGGAACTTAACCTTGGGCCGGGTGGCGTTGTTCCCTTGAATGAGGGCGGTGATGTGAAGTGGGTGAGTCCGCCGACGCAGGCGTTGCAGGCCCAGTTGCAGATGCTCAACAACAATGAACAGAACATCAAGCAGGGAGCGAACATGCCTGATGTGAGTTTCGGGCAGTCAGATGCTTCGGTTATCACTGGGAGGGCCGTGAACGAGCTCCAGGGGGCTGGTACGGGGTCTGTGATCGAGATGGTTCAAGGCACTAGCTTGGGTGAGAGTCTTGTTTCGTGGAATGAGAAGGCGATCTTCCTTGGTCAGACGATGTTCAAGGACGATGACGCTCATCTCTTTGGTCTCATACCGGATTCGGGCATTGATTTGAATCCGAAGCAGTTCAGCTTGAACATCAAGGGCAAGGAGTTGAAGGGGAGCGTCCGTAACGAGATCGTGTTCAGTCCGCATACGAATGCTCAGCAGAAGGTTGTGCAGGGTTTGCAGATGGCGGGCGCTGGTTTGGTGAGTAAGAAATGGCAGCGGGATCAGGTGGGTATCCCAGATAACGCGGCTATGGAAGAGGAGATCATCAGCGAGACGATCAATGACGCTGTGTTGCAAGGTGTTGTTCAGGCGATTATTGAGGGTGGTCAGGCTGGTGACGCTGAGGGCGTGGCGGAGGCTGAGCGCCAGGCGATTGGGCTTTTGCAAGGTAGGACGCAACCGGAGACTCCTTCCGCTGGCGGGGCTCCCCCAATGGGTGGTCCTCCGCTTCCGGGCGGCCCTCCGCTTCCGGGCGGCCCTCCGCTTCCGGGTGGCCCCCCGCTTCCAGGTGGTCCTCCGGGCCTTCCGCCTATGGGTGGTCCCCAGCCCGCTGGACCAATGGGTGAGGGACAGCCTCTAGACATAGGGCAGCAGGGTGGCTTGATTGAGGATGATGGTGGGCCGATTCTCTTGCAGGACGCTATCGCTGTGCTCCAGCAGGCTGAGGTCACTGGTCGCGTCTGGCTCATTGGTGAGATAGTCCAGGTCGGCCAGACGAGTGGTGAGATCGAGATTGGTGTGACAGAGCCGTCTGATCGCCAGGTGCTTGTTAGTGCTGCCCCCGAGTTCCGGGGTCGCATGGAGTTTCGCGTGATCGGTACGGAGCCGGATGAGCCATCCGTTGAGGTAACACCGGGGGCTGATACTGAGCCGACGGGCATGGATCAGGATCCGTTTGCTGAAGAGGACGAGGAGCTAGTACCAGGGATGGGTGATTTCTAGATGCCAACTGACAGTGGTTTCTAGGCGCGGCCAGTAAACGCGCTTGGTGCAAGCTAACTATTAGAAAGTAGGGAACATGGGACAACTAGCACTAGGACACGCGGGCTCTTGGACTGTTTACACGGACGAGGATCTCGATGAAACAAAGATCGAGGTGAAGGCTGCTCCGGCGTATGTTGGGGGCTGGCATCTCTATAACGACAGTTCAGCGGTGCATTACGTGCTGTTGTATGACGCGTTGGCTACGAATGTGACGGTTGGTACTACGGCCGCGAAGTTGACTATCGGGGTTGCGGCTAATTCAAGCGCGAGCCTGGAGTTGCCGAAGGGCATCGCGTTTGAGACGGCTTTGACGGTTGCGTGTACGACGAATTTCGCGACTGGTGCCCCGGCAGCGAATGATTGCGTAGCGAACGTTCTGTACTACTAACCAATTCGACCTGGAGCATTCCGGCTGTCATGCCAAATCCGAATGGAACAAACCAATTTGACCGCTTCGCTTCTACCGCTAAACACGGTGATGCGAAGAAGCTCGCTCAGTCTCAGAAGTTAGCTCCCATGTCGGGTGCCCCGGTTTCGGCGTTGAATGCGCCGACGCGGGCTAAGAGGCACGCCACGGGCCAGGACAAGCCTGAGGGGGTGCGGCGAGTTTCCCAGCCCGCTGGGAGAAGTGGTCAACAGCCTGATCTTCCCCCGGTGGGGGACCAGCCCTCGGAGGAGATGGTTCGTTTGGAGTTGTTAGCTAGTCAGTGGGAGGCAGTGGCGCGGCTTCCAGGCGCTAGCCCTCTTTTGAAGCAATATGCAAGGGAGGCGAGAGAAGCCGTTGGCTAGTGTCTTCGACTCGCATCCCCAGTACAAGCGGTGGTGGGAAGATATTCAGGACTCAGCTCGAGCGTTCGGTGTGAATCCGAATGAGACTTTGGCGACGCACATATTCGAGAACGAGCCGGGCGACCCGAATCTTTCCGGCCCAGTCGTGGGGGGGAGGAGCGCTATTGGCTTAGCCCAGATTTATGACACGACTATCAGTCGTTCCACGAACCCGAAGGGGTGGGCGCACCTGGCTCGACGCTGGAACCTTAAGAGTGGACAGAAGATTAGCGACAGCTTGAAACGGAACCCTAAGTTCGCCACGGACTACCTCGCGTGGCGCATGGCCGGTTCGCGAAGCGATTACGGAAGTCTTGACGCGTGGTACAGGAGCCCCGGATACAACCCTAACTTCACGGGTGATGCTCGTGGTCCCGGCCCCAGTGTCTTTGACACGGAGAACTCGACTTCTTTCGCCCAGGGCAGGGACGGCCCGTTGTTTCCTGTGACTGGGAGTAATTGGAGTTACACTAGCGAATGGGGCGATCCCCGTGACGGCGGGGCCAGGCTCCATAAGGGCATTGATATCGCTGCGCCTCGTGGCACGCCGGTAGTGGCTGTTGCTGATGGCATAGCGAGGAAGAGGCTGGGCGGTCCTGGCGGTAACGCGATATGGATCAACGGGAAGTACTACTACGCCCATTTGAGCAAGTTCGCTGTCAGTGATGGTCAGAAGGTAAAGAAGGGTGACGTGATCGGGTATGTCGGTAGTACCGGCACGAGCTCGACCGGTCCTCACCTTCATTTCGGTATTGACCCGAAGGGCGGTTTTTCTGATGGTGGTTCGTGGGTTGACCCAAGGACGTTCTTGTCGAGGGCCGCGGCTGGTGGTGCGGTGCCTCCTGGGCCGCATGGTGATCCCGACTCGAATCCTGGCGTGGACCCGCACGGTTTCCTGTTCCCGGATACGGAGAGTCCGTTGCCGTTTCAGGTGGGGCCACCACTCGTGGGGCCACCACCCTCCGGCCCACAACCCGTAGGCCCCCCACCTGTTGGCCCGCAGTCATTTCCGGGGTTCGCTACAGGCTTGGGGATCGAGGGTCGTGATGTTAGTTCGGGCTGGAAGGTGATTGCCGAGCAGGAGGGTGCCGGCCATGAGGCCCAGAGGTATGCCGCAAGTTTTGCGGGTGGTGACCCAGTAAATGAGTGAGTTTGCGGTCCCTGAGAACATTAAGAGGGCGGCACGGAAGAAGCCAAGGGAACTTCCGATCAGCGGAGAGGGGACGGTTGGCGTTGATGACCAATCAGCATTGAGCGTGTTCGGGGCCGTGACGATAGAACAGTTGAACAGTCGGGCTGCCCGGATCTCTGGTGCTCATGAGAAGGCTCTCGGGTACCGGGGTTCACCGGAGTTGGTCAGGGATGTTGCTCGGGCACCAGTGGTTGATAGGGAGATTGACGGGCTGTTCACGCCGCGTGATGGCTTGCAGATTGCTCGGGCTAGAGATGGGTTGCGGCGAGCGCAGGAGGATGGCCCGCTCACGTTTAGTGAGGACGTGGAGGAACGCCAGCGGGCGTTCGTGGAAGCTCGCGAGGAGACGTTGTGGCTGGCGACTCTCCCAGCGCGCTATGAGCGTCGGCGTCGCCAGAGGCAGTTCGTGGAGCGGGAGGCTGCGAGGATTACTTCTGGTGGCGAGATCACTGAGGCGGATTTGGAGGCTGACAGCGTCTTGTTTGACTTCCTGGTTCAGGTGCAGACGCACCCGGATAAGGCTGGGGCTATTGACTACCAGGACGCCGTCGCTTTGAAGTCGATGTTGGGGGAGAGGCGTCGCGACGCCTTGCTGGCTGACATTGCTGAGTTCGCGGATGATCCGAGCCAGGTCATGGGGGCTGTTGGCGCGTTCGGTATGGATCCCAATGACCTCGACAAAGATTTGATTAAGCGGATCATCCAGTCTGATGATCCCGCTGAGATTTCCGAGATTCTCGGTTTGGATGAAGAGGGCGAGGTGTTGTTGCCTAGCGACGTGAATGAGATCTTGTTCGGTGCTGGGTTTGGCCCGATGCAGCAAGGCCCGTTGCATGGGGAGAACCTGGCGGTCTTTACGTTGAGTCGGGCGTTTCAGTTGGGGATAGAGGTGCCGGTTGGTTTCGCGATGACATCGGTTTTGTTGGGGAAGGCTTTCTGGCGTACTGCGAAAGATCCGACGCTCCTGCCTTTCGTTGGTGGCGAAGATGATCGGTCGTTTGAGGAGGCGAGCCCGGAGCTTCACACGCTGCTTATGGGGTTCAAAGAGGAGTACGAAGCGATCAAGACTGATCCGAAGCACAACATTGCTGAGGCGACGTTCATCGTTGGGGGTTTTGTTTTCGGCGCGGGGGCTGTCACAGCGAAGGCCGGGTCAGTGGCGAAGGAGGCTCGGAGGGGCGCGAAGAGTGTGCCGCCTGATAGCAGCCTGTTGACGAAGGCTGGCGCGGCTGGTCGTTCGGCTCGTAAGGAGTTCTTTGACCGCGTTGACCCTGGCTTCTTCGTTGGGTCTGCGGGTGAGATCAGGAACTATCCAAAGAACGCGATTCTCCGTGGCGTCATGAAGGCCCGGAACAAAGGGATTCTCGGGCAAACTTTGCCGTTCACGCCGGCGCGTCGTCGCCTGGAGGCTGACATTAGGCGAGCTGACAGGGTGCTTGAGCCGGATGATCCTGTTCTGATTGAACATGTGCTTGGCGTGGTGGAGCCGCCCCCTCCTGGTGCTCCCGCTGCTGCTCGCGCGGCTTTTGGTGCGAGGAAACGGTTGAAGCAGGAGGCGATCCTTGATGCTGAGTATCAGACGGTTCCGGTAACGATGTACGAGAATCATGTTGCGAAGTCTTTGGGTGCCCAGAAGGTCGCTAAAGAAGTCGTGGAACGATATTTCGATAACCCTGGGCAGTTTGGAGCCGCTGCCGAGGTGTTGTCTGGGGGTGCTTTGTCGGGGCGTCGTCAGGAGGTGCCGTTCTCGAAGCCTG